CACCCTCCGGGACCCGAAAGGGATCCCGCCTAGCTACCCAATCCACTCATCGTGGCTAGGGTAGTATTAGGAGGAAAGGATGAGCCTGCTGTGCATACCCGCCGTTGGAGTAATCCAACATTCCAAGAAAGGAACTCCTCAGGTGTCGACCAAAATACCTCGTGAACGTGTTTCTGATGTTTCAATTCAGAAACCTGCAACGACTAATTTCGAAACTGGAAATCAAGTCAACGCAGCGTCTACGATTACTATTGGTCAGACGACCTCCAAATTATGGAGGTCAGAAGGGCATCCCGTGAACCGGAAAACCGGGGTACGGGAGGGTGGGGGACCATTTCATGTGTCCCACTCCGGACCTTATTTACAGGCCGGAGCTTTGCCAAAAGTCCTTGGCGGAAATTCCCTGACTACTTTGTATTCAGGGCCCGTTTATGGACCAATGGTAAAATCACCCGCCATTGGTGAACATCACACGAGTGTCGTCCACGATCAGGATGAATCATCCATGAAAGCGGACGGTACAACTGCGATTTCCCAATGTGCGCCAATAAATCCAACCGCCAATCTCGCTTCTACACTTGCTGAAACCTTTAGGGAGGGTGTTCCCACTCTCCCGGGGATTCAGACATGGAAGAAGCGAACTGAGTACCTAAAGTCTTTAGGCTCAGAGTATCTGAACTACCAATTCGGGTGGGCACCGCTTCAGAATGAAGTCCATTCTGTTGTGAATGCTGCCCGTTCTCATCGTGACATAATGCAAAATTATCGTCACAATGAAGGTAGGGATGTACATCGGCGTTTCGATTTTTCTCCTGAGATTACTTCCTGGCAGGAAGAGGTGTCAAATCCTCCCGCGTTCCAGCCGTTGAATACTACGTATTTGGCGTCTGGAGCTTTGTCAGGAAACACGGTGGTGATTACCTGTGAAAGGGTACGAAAGAGGTGGTTCGAGGGCTGCTTTACCTATGGTGGACCAGCCAAAGCTGACAACTTTGGTCGGGCACTTGGGTTCGGCTCAGAGGCCGATGCAGTCTTCGGATTGTCACTTTCGCCAGATGTTCTCTGGAATCTCACACCGTGGAGTTGGGCCGTCGATTGGTTTACGAACGCTGGTGATGTTATTCATAATATCACTAATTTCGCGCTCGCCGGTCTTGTGTTGCGGTATGGGTACATGATGGAAGAAACGTCAAGTACCTATTACACAGAATATAACGACACTATTTGGAATACACTTGAGAAAGTGAAACCAAAGAAAGTCGGAAAATTCCGTGGTGGCAGCTGCAAACGTGGAGAAATTACTGTCCACAAGAGCAGATGCCCCGCTAGCCCTTTCGGGTTTGGTGTTGGCTGGGAGGGTTTGTCGCCTACCCAGCTCGCCATAACTGCAGCACTCGGTATCACCCGGTTGTTGTAGTAGTTGTTCATACTACGTAAACTAGGTGGCACGAGTCACCAATCCATAAAGGAGTGTGCCTGATGGCACTGACCGATCCCCAGAAATTCAAAGAAGTCGCCGGTACGGAAGTGACAGCTCCCCGTGTTTCATCGGGGGACTTCAAGTCCATATACGAGACTTCTGACGGTCTGAACAAGTTGACTCTCTCAACAACTGAGAGCAACTCGTCTCGGAAACGTCATCTGGTGCGTATCGACGTTGAAAAGATCGCTACCAATCCATTCGAAGAAGCCAGGAAAGAACCAATCTCGGCAAGTGTTTATCTTGTCGTTGATCGGCCCTCGACTGGTTACTCCGTTGCGGAAATGAAGAAACTGGTTGAAGGCCTTGTTGGCCTGATATCAGCTTCGACATATTCCGTTACAGAAAAATTGCTTGGCAGTGAGAGCTGATAAAGCTCTCTATGACGAGCATTCCCTCCGGAATAAATTCCGGGCGGGATTTCTGCGTGGATGCTCCAACCTAAATGTTCTAGTTGAACTAATGGTTGAGGCCCTAACTAGGAGGTAACGAATGCGTGGTGATTATGATTATAATCACGCGTCCTCTGGGACACAACATGCCGTGACGGTGATTCTTATCGTCATTGCAGTAATGTGTCTTGGGGGTCTTTTCATAGGCCTGAACATCCTTGATCACCTTTAGGGTGATCAGCTGGGTTGGAACCCAGTAGGATGTTCTCCCTTCAGTGCGGCAGGCTCAGGATAACCACCTCTATTAGGAGGGGCTATGAAAAGCCTGCTTACACTCTGGAATGTGCTAGCTGAAGAACTAGCTGGCAGATGTAGCACGAGCACCACCAGAGACATTAATACTGTCTCTGATCGGACCGAACATGAGGGTTTATCGTTTCTGACGATAACCCTTCCAACCTTTGGAAAGGACATTCAATACTGTCTTGACCAAGGGTTTATTGTTCCCGAATCCTTCTCTTCATTTCGAAGAGTTGGATCGTGTCTCCCCTCATTTTTGAGAGGTTTCACGGAACAGGTGTTCAGTCCTGTATCTGGTGTCCTATTGGATAATCCATCAATTGAAGCCATCTATGCTATTAGACAATTGACTTTGATCTATAGCAAGATGCTTCTCCCTTGTACTCCCGAAAGGGAGCGCGAGGCAATGATGGATTATGTACAATGTGATAAGGAGGTCGGTGACATTGAATCCTGCATGCCTGATTCTGATGTTTCTGAATTTGGCCGCATGGCTCAATTGTTGTTTGGTGATTTATTCTCATACCTAGATCGCAAGATCTGGGATTCTGAGATTGTCCCCAAACACGGTCCAGGAGCTGTGGCAGAGAGGCTTACCAGCAATGGTAAGTACTCGTCCCAGTACTGGACCGACCGTCTTGAGTCAGTCTTCCATGTGGGAGACTTTCTCTATCCCAATGCTCGGTTTGTAGCCGAGTATGAGGGTGACGGTATCCGATTCCTAGAACCCGGTTCCGAGCTACCCAGTCGGGTAATATCGGTTCCTAAGACGCAGAAGACACCTCGTGTCATTGCTATCGAGCCCTCTACTATACAGTACGTACAGCAGGGGATACTCGAGGTAATTAACGAGAAAATTCATTCAAGTTTCTTGAATGAGTTGATTGGAACTCAAAGCCAAATTCCTAACCAGGATTTGGCTCGAGAAGGTTCCCGAACTAGGGACCTTGCCACACTTGATTTAAGTGAGGCTTCTGATCGTGTGTCATCTAAGCTCGTTTCTGAGTTAATGCGGGGGCATCGTCTTTCCAAGGACGCTGTCTTTGCATGTCGCTCAGAACGGGCCTCTGTTCCTGGTCAAGGAGTAATATCCTTGAACAAGTTCGCGTCTATGGGTTCTGCCCTTTGCTTTCCCTTCGAGGCGATGGTCTTCCTGACCATCATCTTCTTGGGGATTGAGAAAGAGCTAGGACACCAGTTTACCAAGAAAAGGGATTTGTATCCTTTTATTGGTAGGGTGCGCGTCTACGGGGACGATTTAGTTGTCCCCGTGGATTATGTGCATACCGTCGTTGATCTACTAGAGCACTTTGGTGCAAAGGTAGGTCGGCCGAAGAGCTTCTGGAACGGTTCGTTCCGGGAGTCCTGCGGGAAGGAGTACTATGATGGCCATGACGTTTCCATTGTCAAGGTCCGTCGAGTATTTCCTTCACGGCGGCAGCAAGTTGCAGAGGTGGTGTCACTTGTGTCCCTCAGAAACCAGATGTATCAATCTGGAAACTGGGAGACCGCCAAGTGGCTAGATGGGAAATGTCGGAAGGTTCTTCAATACTTTCCGAACGTTCTCCCTACCTCCCCTGCGTTGGGTCGTCACTCCTTTCTTGGTTATGTTTCCGAGAAAGAAGACGAGCACCTTCATAGGCCTTTGGTTAAGGCCCATGTGGTGTCATCTCAG